AAGATCGGCTGCAGGGCGCTTTCTGCTGCGAGCGCCGCCGCGCCCTTCGCGGGGCTGAGATAGTCGCGCCATGGGCGGGTGGGGATGCCGAGAGCTTCGGCCACCTGCTTCTCGATCTTGGCGCCTTCACTCTCCTCCCATCCGTCCAGCATGGCCACACCATCGAAGAGGCTGTCACCTTTATGGTCGATGGCGAGCATGGCCGTGATGCTTCGGCGCATGCAGAAGCCCCAGTCCTCTCCGAGGTTGGTGTAGGCGTGGGGTATATCGACGGCGTAGCCTTCTGCTTCCAGCCGTGCGGAAGCCTCTTCGAACGCTTCGCGGTTGTCGTTCGGCTTGCCGGTTACGGGGCCGATCAGGTAGAGGCGCTTCATGCCAACCCCTCCAACTCTTTCACGAGGTTCTGGGTCGATTGCTCGGTGAGGTTCATGGCTCCGCCGTCATCGAATACCACGTAGTGGGAGTCGGGATGCAGGCGCACCACTGTGCCGAGGTCTATGAGCCAGGCGGTGGTGCTCTTACTGAGTTGCTGCTCTACTTCCACGAACTTGCGATCCCTCATAGCTGCTGGTTGGCCGCCCGCAGGCACTTCGCCGACACTTCGAGAAGTTCCGCCTCGATGGCGGTGAGGTCGCCCCCCCCCCGAGCAACCTTGGGCACCTGCCTCGAACGCCCGGCGGGCTATGTCTGTGACTGTGGCCTGCACGGCGGTGTCTCGGTACCCGCGGTTCACCTCGTAGCGTTCCAGGTACTCGTGGGCGCGGTCCTGGTAGCTTTTGTCCTCCCGGTAGCAGAAGGCCTCGTCTATGTCTGCCTGTATGCCGACGGGCAGGGTTATCTCTTGCATGTCTTTCCTCCTAGAAGATCGAGTCCACCGCTTCGATGCGGCGGCCGAGGTAGTTGATTACGGGCACGGCCATGGAGTTGCCGCAGGCCTTGTATCGCGGTGCGTCCGGGGTGCCCCCCAGGTCTGTCCATCCGTCGGGGAAGCCTTGCAGGCGCTCGCACTCCACCGGCATGAGGCGGCGCACAATGTAGTCGTAGGCGACGGTGGGCGGCATCCCGCCGCATTTGAGCGTCCCGGCGAGGTCTTCGTCCACGGCTGCCCTCGCGGTGTCATCTGCCATGCAGACGGCGTGGCGGTCGGCCGTGGTGAGGGTGAACATGGCCCCGTCATCCTCCACGCCCAGGTGATGGCCGCCGTTCTGGGGTTCCCGCCCGATGATGTTGCCCGCTATCGCGTAGCAGACGCTGGGCACCTGGTTGGTTCCAGATTCGCTTGCCCTCAAGGTCGGGGAGACTTCGGGCTGGGCGGCAATGCTCCCAGCCGTTGCGGACTGCCCTGCGCTGAAACCGATGCAGGCCGCTGGGGCATGGCTCTGCGCGCATAGCGGGTGGCACGGGTCGCCCCATTGCGGGTTGCTACCGTTCCTCGGGTCGGTCACCTGGGTAGTGTCGAAGGGCAGGGCTTGGAAGAGCACCTGGTCTTGACTGGTCGCCAGCGTCGCGCTCAGATCGTCCTGGACTAAAGGCCCGGAACCCCCCCCCGTTGCACGGTGAGCCGGTATGGCGGAGCTTGAGCGTATAGCTGCCTCCAGCGCGCCTTTCAGCGTCGGCGGCAAGCTGCGCCCTCTTCTCTCGGCTCGGCGGATTATCCCTTCGCATGCTGTCGGGGTCAAAAAGTACTCCTGCGGCGCATCCTGGCACAGGATGGCCGATAAGAAACACACGGCGGCGTCGCTGGGGTACTCCGAAGAACTGAGCGTCCAGCACTCGCCACGATAGAGCATACCCGCAGTCTTCCAGCTCCCCGAGGAGGGTGCCAAAGGCTCGCCCTCCGTCCTGTGACAGAACTCCGGGGACGTTCTCCCAGATGACCCAGCGGGGCTTAACTTCTCTAACACAGCGGACGAACTCAAGCATGAGCAGACCTCTCTCGTCCATGAGACCAAGTCTTCGCCCTGCGAGGCTGAACGCCTGGCACGGGCTTCCTCCGATGATGACATCGACACTCCCTTCGTATTCGGTCCAGTCAACCCCCGAAACGTCGCCGAGGTTCGGCACGTCGGGGAATCTCTTAGCTAACAGGTCGCAGCAGAACGGCTCGATCTCCGCGAAGGCCACGGGGTTCCACCCGAGGGGTTCCCATGCCACGGATGCGGCCTCTATTCCGCTGAACAGGCTGATGTAGTTCACTCCTCCTCCATCTGTCGGTCTTTCATTGCGTCGTATAGCTGATCGCCGCGCTCCCATTCCTCCCATGCGGGGTCGAATGAGGCGGATGCGTCGAAGGTCTCGCAGTCTTCGCCAACGATGATGACCTCGGAGCCATCGACGTGCTCCCCGATCTCGCTGCACCATCCATAGCCGCACCCGCAGGGGCAGCCATCGAAGCGGGTGCAGTCCTTGCAGTGCGCTCGGAAGGTCGGCTCCTCGGGCGGGTCAATCCAGTCCGCGTCCCTCAGCCCGAAGCTCATAGCTGCCGCCACCCTTCGAGGGCGAGGGCGTCGAGGTAGCTGGTCGGCTCGTCCAGCACGATGACCTCCCAGTGCCCTGCGCAGGCTACGGTGCCATCCGCTACCCAGCGGAAGTGCAGGCGGTTCGCGTGGGCGAGGCCGTGGCAGTAGTTCCGCCCGTCCGCGTCTTGCAGGTTGTTGCCGAAGCCGCAGAGCGTCACCGTGGGCTTCTCGATCTCGCGGCCGGTGCCGTCGAACAGCTTGCCCGCGCCGCGCCTCACGATGTGATGCTGTTCCAGCGGGTGCATGCGGCCGCATACGGCGCAGCGGCTCAGTGTGACGGATGGCTTGCCCATCATTGGCCGATAGATTTCCGGCAGAGTATCGACCCTAGCCATTTAAGCCACCCCCCCGCGGACTTCGCACGGGCCACGCGCTCATTGGCGAGTGCGCAGTATTCCGGCGAGAGCTCGTAGCCTATGAAGTGCCTGCCCGTCTCGATGGCCGCCACGGCGGTGGTGCCGCTGCCCATGAACGGATCCAGGACTATGCAGCCCTCTGGTGCGATCTCCATGAGCGCCTTGATGAGGTCGAGGGGCTTTTGGGTGGAGTGGATGCGGGAATCGCCCGAAGGCGCCGCGAACTTATAGGCGCCGGGCAGGTACTTGGCTCCCGCCACGGGGGTGCGGTCGATGGGTCCCTTCGTCGCCCAGACCGCGTACTCGCACTCGTTTCGGAAGCTGTTGGGCTGCGGGCGCGCCGCTGTCTTGCGCCACGGGATGATTCCCCGGAAGACGAAGCCCGCCGCCTGCACAGCGTCGGCCACGTTGGCAAGCTGCCTCCAGTCGGAGAACACGATGGCGCTGGCGCCGTCCTCCATGGCTCGGTAGCACTCGCCGAGCCATAGCACGGACCACAGCACGAAGCTGCGCTCGTCTCTGCTGTCGCCGTAGAACTCGGGCTTCTTCTCCGCGTCGTTTGTCTGGTACTTCTCCGAGGTCGCCCCAGATCGGTCGCCTCGGAACATCCCGCCGCTCGAATAGGGCGGGTCGGTGAGCAGCATGCCGACCATTCCGTCTGGTATGTCTGAGAGCGCGGGCAGCATGTCCCTGCACTCGATTACGTCAATCTTGGCCACTGGTGAGCCTCCTATCCTCGCCCTCAAGGGCGACTTGCTTGCAAGAGGCGGCGAGGCGCGAGGCTATGGCCACGCCCACCGCCCCCTCGGTGATGTTCTTGGCGATCTCGCTGAGCCGGTAGTTGGACGTGATGATCGTGGGCAGCATGGCCTTGTCGCGTTTGTCAACGATGGCGAACAGGCGCTCGCAGGCGTAGGCCGTGTTGCTCGCCTCCTTGCCCAGATCGTCCAGGATGAGCACCTGGCAGGATGTCGCCCGGTCGAACACCTCGCGCTCCTCGGCCTTGCGCGAGCGCATGGCGTCCATGAGGTCGTAGGTGGACACGGCGAACACCTTGCGGCCTCGATGAGGCGAAGTCCTGCGGCCATGGCCAGCGTGGTCTTGCCCGTGCCGTTTGGCCCCGTGATGTAGAACCCCTGGCCGTTCGAGGCATCGTCGGCCATCTTCTGCGCCCAGGGGTGGGCGGCCTCGCGGTAGCGTAGCGGTATGCCCGACGCTTCCACGGCCTTCCTGGCAGCCCTCTGCCTTGCCTCGGCTTTCTCGCGTTCCTCGGCTTCCGCCTTCGCCCTGCGGTCCTCCACAGCCTGCGGGCAGTGGCACTCCTCCCAGCCGAAGGACGCGGGGACGCCCCCGATCTCGTAGGGCGTGCCGTCTTCGCGGCGCACGATGCTGGGCTGCCTCATTGCCCCGCAGAACTCGCAGGCGATAGGCTCGGGGTGCCTGCGCTTAGATCTGGTCGTATGCGTCATAGCCGCCCGCCTCCTTCTCCTCGGCCTGCGTTTGGTGCATGTACTGCTCGAAGTGGTCGGGGCTGAACAGCGTGTTCGGGGTCAGCCCCTTGCGGTATTTGGTGCCCGTCCACTCGTCGCGCTT